ACCGAACACAGAAGTTAAGCTCAGTGGTGCCGAAAATACTTGGCTGGTGACGGCCTGGAAAGATAGGGAGATGCCAACACAGGCGAAACACCTAATCGAGTGTTTTGCACTATATTCCTCCATAGCTCAGTCGGTAGTGCGAGTGTACAGAAATGTACCGGAAACTATTGCTTAGTTTGAGGAAACAACCAAATATGTTGTTTAAGTCCACTACCGGGGATTTAAATAACAAAAAAGATTGCTATTTGTGCAATCTTAACAAAACCTTTGGCAAAACCCAAAGAAAATTGTATATTCCTCCATAGCTCAGTCGGTAGAGCGCATGACTGTTAATCATGATGTCACTGGTTCGAGCCCAGTTGGGGGAGCCAAAGTAAAAGTCAGTAAATAAGCTAAAAACGGCTTGTTTACTGGCTTTTTGCTTTGTTAATAATATTTTCGATTTTCAAAATTATTCACTTCTTTTTATGCCTTTTAATCTCTTATACTACAGATAAACTACAGATTTTCTACAACAAAAGCCGCCCGAAATGTAATCGGACGGCTTATTTAAAATTTACGCACTTTTTGGGAAATGTGTGCGTAAAATTTATGCCAGCAATTTTATTGCGTTGTAAAGAGTGTCAATCTCTTGTATAATGTAGTGGTCAATATCAACCTTGTAATCTGTATGTCCCATAAGAGCGATGATATCTTCCTCCCTTGCTCCTGCCGCTGACATCCTTGTTGAAAAGGTTCTGCGACAAGAATGCGGAGTAAACTCATCACCTAAACCGAGGGCTTGCATCGCCGGGCGAAAACCGTATTTCAAGAAATAATCCTTGTTCATCGCTTTGCCAAACTCTGAACCTTCGTGTGTTCGGCAGAAGATTGTTTCACCTTTATTATTTATACAATTCTCAACCAATTTTAAAATCTTAGGGTGGATAGGAACAATACGATTTTTGCCGGCATCTGACTTTATGCCTGCGATAAAGTAAGGTATGCCTTGTTCACTCATATGGTACTGCTCGGTAGTGAGCGAAAGAAACTCGGTCACTCTGAAATTGAGATAACACATTATATAGACATAATCGGCATAAGGCACTTTGTCTATGTTTTGTCGTATTAGCTCTAACTGCACATCGGTGAAGCGTGTAGCGTTTACCTCTTCGGATTCCGGAAGCTCTATAAATGTGCCATAGTCTTTATTAACAATATCCTCTTGCATCGCAAAATGGTAAAGGCTGGTGACAAAGCATTTAATCTTATGTAGAGCCGAGTATCCTAAGCCTTGACAGATTTTAGGCGTATCAGTGACTTTATAGGTACCGTTGCCGTTGGGCAGAAGATATTTCAGCTTACCGCCTGCGCCGACCTCGTGATGCGGATTATCGTAATAATCCACGATGTACTGATAGTCTGATGTGCGTAAATCTCGAAATTTACGCTTATGGAGCGGCTCAAGTTTTATCCAAGCACTCGCATAGTTACTTTTAACGCTCTTGCCAAGTTTATCGTATGCTTTAGTTTTGAGCCATTTAGCGTGCAACTGTTCGAGCGTTATGTTATAGCAACTTACAGGGTTGTATTCATATTCTTGTAGAGCGTTTTCCGCCTCTCGCTTTGTTGCAAAAGCACCTAAATAAACTTGCTTGCCCGTTACGGAGCTTGCGGCTGCATACGGCTTAGACTTGTTATCTTTGCGTATATAGATGCTTCCAGTACCTTTCGTCCTGCGTCTGTTTTTCGGCTTGTCAGATGATTGATTTTTACCGCAGTAAGGGCAAAAAATGAAATCGTCTTGTAACTCTCTGTTGCACCTTTTATTGATACATTTTTTCATAATTTTTACCTCAAAAAGGGTGCAAAAATCCCCTGTTAAATCTTGTAAAATTTAACAGGATGTGGTATAATATATTTGCTAATTTCATACACCGTTGCACCTGTTGTAATGGTTCCCGTCCTGTCCTATTGGCGTAGGGTAGGGCGGTCTTTTTTTTATCTTTTTATGAGTAAAGTCCGTTTTATGGGACTTTGGTAATCAATATATATTGTTTCCAATATTTTCCTCTTGAAATTATCGAACAGAAGTTCTATAATTATAAGTAAAGAAATCTTTTTTTGAAAGAAGCTGAAAAATATGTATAATTACAGGAAAATGATTGACGAAATGCTTTCAAAAATCAAAAGCGAAAAGAAGCTTAAAAAGATTTTTGAATACATATGTTTTGTCTATTTCAAGGGTGGCAATTAAGCCACCCTTTTTTTCATGTAATTAGTTTTTTGATTGTTTCAATTACTTGTGCTCTTTCGGCAGGCGGAAGTTTCACAAAGTTTGAAACAATCTTTTTTTCTATGTCTGTCAATTCGTACTCAATCGCTAAATCATCAAGAAATTCATCAGCAACCTCAAAGAACATATCACCTTTGCCTTCTGTAAGCCACAGAGGATTTACATTATATGTTTTACAAATAAGATTTAACATGAATTCTTTTAGTTCAACACGCTCAAGTTCAAGATTTACTACGACAGATTTGCTTACTCCGAGCTTTTCCCCAAACTTAGTTTGAGATAAATTTAATGCCTTTCTAAGTTCTTTTATCCTATTCGGTATATCCAACATTTTGACCTCCCTTCTATAATAATTATATCAAATTAAGTGTTGTTTGTCAACAACACTTTAAAAAATAATTCTAAAATTTTTTCAAAAAAGTTGTTGACAGATAACGATTTATGATGTATAATGTTGTCATAGGATAACACAAAAGGAGGTGAAAAGAATGTCAACAACAACAATGTCAACAGCAACAAAAGATAGAGCAGATATAAAACAGCTTATTGAACTTATCAAGAGATTACCCGAAAGCAAGCAGAATTTCATTAATGGATATGTGCAGGGCGTTTGTGAAACACTGTCCGATAAAAACAAGTCTGCCTAACAGCGGCAAGCAGAAATCGAGGTGAAAAAAGATTAGAGGTGAGAGCAATGTTTTACAATGAACTTGACTATTTGGACGATGAAGAAGTTGAGACAATTTGTTCAAAAATTCCAACCGAGGACGAATTAGAAGATAATCTAAACAAAGTTATTGACGAAAAGCTACTTCATTCGTTTTATCTGCTTGGCAAGTATGATGTCAAGATAGAGAGAGCATACCGAGAGGGTTTCAGGAGCGGTCTTGCATTGACTATTTCGGTTACCGCTCTATTATTATCACTGGTGGCATTAATATGGAAACTACAGACAATATTAACGCTATTACCGAAATAATTATCGGGACCCAAAAACGGATTTTTTCTTTTCTGCGGTATAGTAAAAACATTTTCCCTTTTTTAGAAATACAGTAGTATTTAGGATCGGGTGAATAATCAATAAGATGATAACGCAACAAGAAAGAATATTTTTCTTTAAATTTATAGTCAACATCTTGTTTTAAAAGTTTATTACCTTTATATAAGGACCTAAGTATTCTCACTTCTGATTTATCAAGAATGAGGTCTTTATGAGAAGTTGACATAGTGTGCACCTCCTTTCATAGTTAATCATAGCATTTAAGGTCGTGTAAAGCAATAAAATATCGAAAAGAATAGTAGAACTTGAAAAAGTTCTTGTCAAACAGCAGAAAACAGCGTGAACACACCAACAGAAAGGAGATGAGGAGATGAACAGCACTTTACTTATCAATCCAAAGACCGGTCAGGAGTATGACGATGTACCGCCGATGGTGGCGGCGAAATATCTCGGTGTGGCCCTTAACTTTGTGTATGACGGCTTAAAGCAAAAAGCACTGCCGATTGGTACAGCAGTACAGAGCGAAAAGGGCAGATGGACTTACAATATTCCTTGCGACAGGCTCAAAGCATATGCAAGTGGTGTTGATGTTTTGCAGACCACACAGCTTTTAGAAATGTTTATCAGCAGAAAGGAGGCATAATCAATGGCACTCAGACACATTAAAACAAAACGCAGTCTTAAGAATGAGAACAAGCACTTACATAGCTTGGTTAAGCACTTGCAGATTGAGCTTGAGAACGCAAGGCTCGACCTTTGCATTAAGAATGACGCAATCAACGGTTACAAAAGCGAAAACGCAAGGCTTAGACAACGCATTAACAGTATGTATGCATATGATGTTTTTGGAGAGGAGGTGAAACCGGATGACAAAAAAAGTAAAATCCAAAGTGCTTGAAATAATGGCACTTGCACTCGAGTTTAATGGTAAGCCGACCAAACAGGAGCTCACAGGCAATAAACCGACGATATTCGTTGACTTCGCCGGACATGTGTGCGAATTAGATGTTGGCATATCTATGGACGGGTGGAGCTTTTCAGCCAACAAAGCTGTTAAACTGATATATTTGGACAGGCCGTCAGCGGCTAAAGAACTCGACAAAACATTAACGGACCTCAAGACTATTATCGCAAAATATGAAGAAAACCGCTGAAACTCTCGCACAGTTCCAGCGGTTCAAAAGGATATATAAAATTAATATCAATTTTATTATATCCTCAAATCAAATAAAAATCAAGAGGGAGATAAGATGATTACCTACAATCAATTCTGCAATACATTTGCGGTAAGCGTTGGCAGTGCTGTATTTGAGGAAGTAAAACGGAGGGCAGAGCGTAAGCGTAATTACATAATAAGCCATTTTGGTGACGGCAACGGTGCAAGACTTACAGAAAAGTATATGCTTGAGCTTATGCGTGATGAGCTTTGCTCATTTACCTTAGAGCAGTCAACAAGGCTTGCTGTTGGAGGTGTTTAAGAGTGTGTTACGGTTTAGCTCCAAATGCACCTATACCGCAAAAGAAAGGTGAATGTGCTTGCTGCGGTTACGAACTCAGAGAAGATTATACATATTTTGAGGACAGCGAGTGCAACAAATTTTGTAGTAAAGACTGCGCAGCAGAATTTCATAAAATCACAGAAAAGGAGTGGCAGTGATGAACGAACAGTCACAGCTTATTGTAGTTAAGCAAATACCGATTATTATTGAAAAACTTGAGTCTGTTAAATCTGAAATTGAGCACAAGGTAAATGTTGCTTGCTCAATGGTTTGCACAGATGAGAACTACAAAGAAATCAAAAAAATTCGTTCGGCTCTCAACAAAGAGCTTGCCGAGTTTGAAAGTCAGAGAAAAACCGTTAAGTCCGAGGTAATGACACCGTACGAGCATTTTGAAAGCGTGTATAAGGAGTGTATTTCCACACCTTATAAAAGAGCTGATTCAGCATTAAAGAGCAAGATTGAGGCTATCGAGCAGGGGCTTAAACAGGAAAAGCACGATAAATCAAAAGCGTATTTTAACGAGTACGCCCAAACGCTCGGCATTGATTTTGTAAAGTACGAGCAAGTCGGCTTGAGCATTACGATGACGGTTACGCTTAAAAAGCTCAGAGAAACAATCAAGGCTTTTCTTGACAAGGTTATGGACGACATAAAGCTCATTGCAGTGCAGGAGCATAAAGACGAAATTCTGTACGAGTACAAGCAAACTTTGAATGTATCGGCTGCAATAACTTCCGTAACCGAAAGATACAAGGCTATTGAAGCCGAAAGAGCAAGGGCAGAAGCTGAAAAAACAGAGCGTGAGAAAGCAGAACTTAACGAGCAAGCAACATTGAACGAATATGAACCGTTCGAGGCAAATGTTGCAGTAGAAGTAGCTCCACCGGAAGAAAAACCACATATTAATCAAACCGATGAAAAAGTATTTTCTCTTACATTTACAGTATATGGTACTAAAACGCAGCTTAAAGATTTTGCAATAGCAGTTAAAAAGTTAATCAACGAAAGGAGATTAAGATATGAGTAATTATAACATTCAGAATCAGATTCAGCAGAGAAAGCCAAAATTTTCAGCCATGCTCCAGACAGTGGCTTTTCAGAAAAGCCTTTCAAATTCAATGAAAGACCCGAAGGAAATCCAAAAGTTTACGGCGGCTATCACATCTGTGGTAAGCACTAACCCGGCACTCGAAGAATGTGATGCTGGAACAATTCTTTCAGCGGCACTTTGCGGATATTCGCTCGGGTTGCCACCATCACCACAGCTCGGACAGTATTACATTGTTCCGTTTAAGGACCGTAAGAACAATCGTACAACAGCAACATTCGTTCTCGGTTATCGTGGCTATATTCAGCTTGCTATCCGTTCAGGACAGTATAAGAGACTTAATGTGGTGGAAATCAAAGAGGGAGAACTTCTCAATTGGGATCCGCTTACAGAAGAAATTACAATCAAAATGATTGAAGATGAAACAGAGCGTGAAACAGCTGAAACAATCGGATACTATGCTTATTTTCGCTATGTAAACGGCTTTGAGAAAGCTCTTTACTGGAGTAAGGATAAGATGAAACAGCACGCAATGAAGTATTCAGCCGGATATGCAAATGATATCAAGAAGGGTACAAGCTATACATTTTGGGCAAAAGATTTTGATGCAATGGCTAAAAAGACGATGCTTAGACAGCTTATCAGCAAATGGGGCGTTATGAGTGTTGAAATGCAGACAGCGTATGAATCTGACAATCATATTATCAATGCCGACGGTACTCCAGATTACGAAACAAATACAATGATTGATGCAGATGTACCTTCTGATGTAACATTACCAGAACCATCTGAACAGCAGACCGATGATGAAGCTTTCTCAATTGATGATCTTGCAGAGTGAGCAAGATGATTGATTTAGATATTATTAGTACAGGCTCTAAAGGCAACGCAGTCTTTCTTGGTGGTCAGACCTTAATTGATTGCGGAGTGCCTTTTAGCAAACTTGTTGATGCGAAAGTTGTTGATAAGATTAAGTATATTTTCCTAACTCATCAACACAGAGATCATTGCAATATTGCAACCATTAAGAGACTTATTAACGAACACCCCCTAATTAAGATAATCTACCCAAATTATCTGTGCAGACATTTTAGTGATTTTGAAATCCCCTTTCTGATAAAAAGTTCGTGTATAGTTACTGAGAGCAAATGGTACACAATAGGCAATATTACATTTTCAGCTTTTCCGTTAAGACACGATGTGCCTAATGTATGCTGGAAGCTCTACTTTCGCACTCAACAGGGGATATATAAAGTCATATATGCTACCGATACTGCGGATATATCTCATATCGTAGCTAAAAATTATGACTTGTATCTTATCGAGGCTAATTTCACTCAAGATGAAATTATTAATCGAATAAAAGATAAGAGAATGAATGGTCAATATGTGTACGAGGAGAGAGTTCTTCGTACACATTTGAGCAAAGAAAAATGCGATGAATGGTTGTATCAGAATATGGGTGTCAACAGTGCTTATTTTTATATGCACCAACATGAGGTCTTATTATGATTACATCAGCAAATATAGTGGCATATGACGGCTACAACTTAATAGTAAGACCTCGTGACCGCATTGGCAGAGAACTTTCACAAAAACAGGTCAACGAGGTTGAAATAAGAATAGTTGACGGTAGAGAAATATCTGCCGAACAACGAAGAAAAATATACGCAGTAATCAGAGATATTGCATTCTGGTGTGGTGATAATCCGGAATGGATAAAGGAATACTTCAAATTTAACTTTTGTGGTGAGCTTGGAATAAAGTATTTCTCCTTGGCAGACTGCGAAAAAAGCGTAGCAAGGGATTTCATAAGCTATCTGATAGACTTTTGTTTTTATCAGAACATCGGTACAAGAGATACCTTGCTTAATGTTACAGATGATATTGGTAGATATTTATATAGCTGTCTTGAAAATCGTAAGTGTGCGATATGCAATGCTCCCGGCGAAATTCATCATGTTGATAGAGTTGGGATGGGCCGAGACAGGGAACAGATAGTTCATATAGGACTTAGAGCCATCTGCCTTTGCAGAAAACATCACGATGAAGCACATTGGCATGAAAAAGAACTGTTTGAAAAGTATAAAATCTATGGCATAGAACTCGACGAGTATCTCTGTAAAAAACTCAAACTCAATACAAAGGAGTGATGTAGTGAATGGCTGGACAACCAAAGCAAGGTTTAGACTTTGCCGCTTGGGATGTTCACATTTTCGATGACGATGAGAGATTTGATGTGCTTATCGATGCACAGGGATGGAGCGGCTTTGGCGTGTTCTTCTATATTTGCACGAAAGCATATGCCACTAATGGTTATTACTATGAGTGGCGAGAAAAAACCAGTGCGGCCGCAATAGCGAAACGAATGAGCGGTGGAATTAAATCAGATACGGTAAAACAGGTAGTACAGCTTTGCTTACAAATTGGGCTGTTTGACAACGGGCTGTTTGATAGGGAGAGAATACTGACAAACAAAATGATGCAAGAACGGTATATGTACGCTATTGAGAAACGCTCTAAGCGAGGTCGCACAATTAATAAAGATTACTGGCTTTTGAAAGAAGATGAAACAAAGGCTTATATAATTGTACCCGAAAATGAGCATAATCTCTCCGAAAATGGGAATAATCTCGCCGAGAATGACATAAAGAAAAGTAAAGTAAAGGAAAGTAAAGAAAAAGAAAAGAAAAGCGATGTTTTTATTTCTTTATTGTTAAAAGAAGAAATCACTTATCAAGTGACATTTTCTCAGCTGAATAATTTTAAAAATATTTACACATTGATTGATGTTGAAAACGAACTCGTAAAGATGTCTAAGTATTTTGAGCTGCACCCCGACAGCAGAAAAACACTTGATGATATCGAGAATTATATAAACCGTTGGTTATTAAAGAGGAGTGATGAAGTTGACAGCATACGAAAGAATAATTCAAAAGTACCTGCAAAAAAACGGAGCACAGGAGCGTTTAACACAGGCGAGGTTGTACTCTAAGCTTACGGCAGAGGAAAAGGCACAGCGAGAGGCGGATATTCTCAATGCTCAACAGGGAAAGTTATCAGATTACGATTGCAAACTCTGCAAAAACAAAGGCGCTGTATATCGTGCAATAAAAAGAGATTTCTGTGGCACTGAAACTTTTGAGGTTGTTAGCCAACCGTGCGAGTGCTTAAAGGTAAGAGCAGAGATTAGAAGAATTAAGAAAAGCGGACTTGCAAGTCCGCTTGAAAGGTACAATTTTGGAACATATATTGTCAAGAGCGAATGGCAGGCTTACATAAAGAAATGTGCCGAGGATTTCGCAAACAATCCTGTAGATTGGTTTTACATCGGCGGTCAGTCAGGCTGCGGTAAAACGCATATTTGCACCGCAATAATCGGTTCGCTGTTAAAGCAGGGCAGATCCGCAAGGTATATGCTTTGGGGCGATGACATAACGGCTATTAAGCAAGCAGTAACAAACGCTGAGCAGTACGAAAAACTTATGAGCAATGTAAAAAATGCCGGTGTGCTGTATATTGACGATTTTTTCAAAACACGCAGCGGCGAGGGAATAAGCAACGCCGATGTGAATACAACCTTTAAAATCATAAACCACCGCTACAATGAGCAGCTGCCAACAGTGATAAGCTCTGAGCTTTCCATAAACGAAATTGCGGCAATTGACGAGGCATTAGGCAGCCGCATAGCCGAAATGACAAGAACGCATAAGATTTACATTTCAAAGGATAAAAGCAAAAATCAGAGGTTTTGCTATGGATAAATCAGTAACAGAATTTTTTATGAAAATGGAAAAAGTGCCGACTGTAACAGCTCAGGAACGCAGAGTGAGGACCGTTAAGGGCAAGCCGATATTTTACGATTCACCGAGAATAAAATCGGCAAAGGCTTTGCTTGTAGCTCATCTAAAACAGCATAGACCGCCAAAGCCATATGATAGCGGTGTAAGGCTGAGGGTAAGCTGGCTTTTTCCAAAAGGCAGACACAAAGATGGTGAGTATCGTATTACAAAGCCCGACACAGATAACCTACAAAAAATGCTCAAGGACTGTATGACGCTCGTGGGCTTTTGGACAGATGACGCACTTGTGGCAAGCGAGATGTGTGAAAAGTTTTGGGCAGATGTACCAGGCATTTACATAAGGATTGAGGAACTGTGAATATTTCGGAAGTTAAACGAAACCTTGAACGAAAGGTGCTTTACAACGGCGCAAAATACATTCTGAAGGGCTGTATCATCAGACGAGGCATCATAACAGGAAAGTTTTATTATCAGGCTGAAATAAAGGATTTAAACGCTAATTCTGCATTGTTGTATTGCAGACTTGAAGATTTGGAGGAGATGAAATAAATGTATTCAGCTATATGTCAAATATGTGGTAACGAATTTACAGCAAGAGCAAAAACAACAAAATATTGTTCAGCTTGTGTCAGTAAAGCCAAAACCGAGGCGGCGCTACACAGAAAAGAGCAGTTAAACAGACCGCCGACAACCGATACAGAATTTTTAATATGTTTATATACATACAGAGGTGATTCGATATCACGCATTGCAACGGATTTGAACAGAAGCGAAGAGGATGTTCAAAGCATATTAAATGAAGCAAAAGCAAGCGGTCGTTATAACGAGCACATACAAAAACATCTTAACTCTGTGAATTACAAAAGTACACTTAGCGACGATTATGTAGACAGCGTGTGGGACAGCGAGAAAGCAGGAAAAAAGAAAAAGGCAGGTAAAAAATGAGAAGGAACTGGACGCAGGAAGAGGTTGATTACTTACGGAATGTGTGGGGAAATGTTAGTGTAAAAAACATTACAAAACATTTATCACGCTCTGTTTATTCGGTACTTAACAAAGTTAATAAATTAAAGCTTGGAACTTTTCTGAGCTGTGGAGAAAGATATGTAACTTTATCATATTTGAGCGAAGCTGTTTATGGTAATCAAAGTAGCGGAGGTTACATCAAAATTTCTTGGGCACAAAATAGAGGTCTTCCTTTGCATACGATTTGCAGGCAGAAAGAAAAGTTTGAGGTAGTAAGAAATACGGCTTAATCAGAGAAATAAAAGAACCTGTAATATTTTATTTTGAAAAAGAAAATTTGAAAAAAGTTATGGATTTTGAGCGTGAAAAGCTATCCCTCAAAGAAAAGGAGCTTGAGAAATTTGAAAAAAGCAACAATGTGAAAAGTTTGTTTGTTGATAATCCGGAACTCTTGGAGGAATGAAGATGAATGGATAATAAATTAAAAATTCGTGAGGTATGCGGTGATTATGCGTTGGATATACCGTTCGCAGACGGTAGTGTAAACACGATATACTTTAATTCAAAACGAAATGCCGAAACAGTTAAGCATATTATCGAAATTGACGATAGTAACCCCAAAAATGATTTGTATGACTATTGTCCTAAAATAGATAAGGAGTAAAAATTATGACAAGATATGAACTCGAAAGACATTTAGGGAAATATGTTGAAATCGTACTTTTTGACGGAACGGTGATTGAGGGCATTTTACATAAAACAGGTGAAAAAGCCTTTGAAAATGACGCTAATTTGTCAATACCAAAGTTACGATATTTCTGCACTTGTGGGGATAAGGTTGTTAGTAATTGTGTTTTTAGATTGTCCCACATTAAAAAAATCAGTCGTATAAAAATTAAACTTAAAGAAGTTAAACTCTCAAAGTGGGTAAAAAAGAAAGACAGAAAAGTAGGTGAAGCGGAAGCATACTGCTTAACTTGCGGGAGAGAGGTTGTTTATCAAGTCATTAACAACCGTTATCAATTTGAAAACTATTGCCCACATTGCGGAGCAAAAATGGATTTGGAGGATAAAGAAAATGATTGATTGTTCAAGAACTGAAAATTACTTTATTGAAAAGTCGAGAATGACGAAACGACAGAAGAACGTAATATGCAAACTTGACTGTTCAGATTGCCCTTTGAGCAGTTCAAATAATGGCACAGGCATTTCGTGCACGAACCTTGAAATGAGTTATCCAGAAAAGGCAATCGCAATTGTACAGAAATGGAGTGATGAACACCCGCAGAAAACTTATTTGAGTGAATTTTTGAAACATTATCCACACACTAAACTTCGTGCTGATGGAACACCTGAGTCTATTTGTCTACAACATTTAGGACTAATGAGTAAAGACGATTGCAGAAAATACCATAACTGCGTTGAGTGTTGGAATCAGCCTATTAAGGAGAGTGAAAAGTAATGGACTTAGAAAAGGTTGCTATAATGCGACTACGCGAAGGTGCCGAAATAAGCAAATATTATTATAATAAGCCTTTGCTACTATGCTATTCCGGCGGCAAAGATAGCGAAATAATTTTAGACCTTGCGCTTAAGTCTGGCATAGATTTTGAATTGCAACACTCTCATACAACTGCTGACGCTCCCGAGACTGTTTATCATATACGCAAAAAATTTAAAGAATTAGAATTGAAAGGTATAAAATGTATTATTAATATGCCAAAATTCAAAGGTAATTCTACTTCTATGTGGTCGTTGATACCATTGAAAGGTATGCCTCCAACAAGATTGGTGCGATATTGTTGTTCGATATTGAAAGAAACTGCTGGAGCAAATCGTGCTATCACCACAGGTATTCGGAGGGCTGAAAGTGTTAAAAGAAAATCAAGAGGTATTTTTGAAACTTATACAAGCAATAAGAAGAATAAAATTATACTTAATAATGATAATGATGATAAAAGACGCGTAATTGAGCATTGTCAGCTACAAGGAAAAACAATAATTAATCCTATTTGTGATTGGTCGGATAATGATGTTAAGGAATATATACATCAGGAGCATATTATTCTTAATCCGTTATATTCTTGTGGTTTTTCTCGTGTTGGTTGCATTGGTTGTCCAATGGCAGGTAAAAAAAGATTTATAGAGTTTGCTCGATACCCAAAGTATCGTGATATGTATATTAGAGCCTTTGATAAAATGGTCAAATTCAGAAAACAAAATGGTAAAGCTATGCCATGGGCAAATGGTCTAGATGTTTTTCACTGGTGGATGGAGGACAATGTTCTGCCAGGGCAGCTAACAATAGACGGAGAAAATGATTGGTAAGGTGAGGAGTAATGGCATTTCCCGAAAAGCTAAAAGCGTTAAGACTTAAAAATGGATTAACGCAAGATGAGTTGGGCGAAAAGCTCTATTTGAGCAGGACAAGTATATCTAACTATGAATACGGAAAATTTGAACCTGATATTAAAACCATAATAGATATATCTGATTTATTTAATGTAACGATAGATGAACTATTGAAATGAGGTGTGAACACAATGACTAATTACGAGAAAATCAAACAGATGTCGATTGACGAAATGGTTCAAGGTGATATTACTCTGCTCGGGTGTGTCGGCCATGTTCCGATGGAATATTGTAATAAATTCCACGGTAACTGCATTGATTGCAAAAAACATTGGCTTGAAAGTGAGGTAGAAGAATGACCGCAAAAGAAATCAAAGACATAAACCGAGAAATTACGAGGTTAAAAGCTAAGATTGCACGCATAGCCGCCGAGGCTGACAATACATCGCCTAAGCTGTCGGATTTACCGAGTGCAGGTCAAACATCTGACAAGGTCGGCAATGCGGTGGTGCAGATTGCAGATATTCAAAGGGAGATACAAAACCTTGAAATCCGCCGAAACGCAGCACTCAACAGCCTATCTCGTGACGATTTTGTGGAGAACTGCTTATTTATGCACCTTAGCCTGCGATACAGCTGGGCGAAGATAGCAGTTGATACAGGCGGAATAAATACACCGGATAACATAAGAAAAATGTGCAACCGCCACCATTGGTAAATTTGTCCGTTTTTCCGTTCTAAGGGTGATATAATATAAAATGAAGAAATCGATAATAAGAGGCATTTTGTAGTTCTCCTTTTTCAAAAATAACGGCAGACCGCTCTCGTTGAGGGCGGTCTGTGTTGTGTGTGGTTATTTTATACAAATTATTACTTTCTTAATTGTGCGGTTTACAGAAAAATGTAAAATCTGTTGAATTGTGTCAAATAATATGATAGATTAGTGATATATTACAACTAAGGAGAGTTGCATATGAGCGAAGAAAATAAGGTAAAAACCTGTTTTGTTATAATGCCTATATCAGACCAGCCAAAATATCCTGCAGGTCATTTTGATAAAATATACGAACAGATAATTGTTCCTGCTGTCCAAAAAGCAGGATTTGAACCTATAAGAGCAGATAGCGATCAAATATGTGATTCGATAATGAAAAAAATTTTGAAAAATTTAGTTGAATGTGATATGGCAATTTGTGATTTAAGTTCAAGAAATCCGAATGTTATGTATGAATTAGGAATTCGACAAGCCTATGGTAAAAAAGTGGTTTTGGTACAGGATGATGCTACTGATAAAATTTTTGATGTAGCAGGAATTAATACTGTTTTTTATAAGAAAGATAGATTGTATGAAAATGTTATGAATGCAAAAGATGATATTGCTAATGAGATAAAGGAAACTTATGAAAATGGTTCATTTTCGTTAATGAACATAGTCAATTTAGAAAATGCAAAAGTGGATAATTCCAAAGTTGATGAGGTCGTTTTCGATAGAATTATGATGAAATCAATATATTCAAAGTTAGATGCTATGGAAGACTCAATAAGATTGCTTTCTAATACGCAAAATGTTAGCGATAAATTAAAGTTGACCTTAATAATCATAAATTTAATCGTAATACAACGCTAGTTACGGAATAAAAAATACATAGAGGAGCTGTCTAGATGATCTCAATTTATGTTTCATAATAAGAACGATAAACGATTCGCACCTAAAGACTATCTAAATGTGAAAAATACACTGATAGAATTGAATGACATAATTAATGCTTTAACGCTTAATACTGATTAATGGAGAGTGCATTTAGTACTCTCTTTTCTTTTGCTTATTTTACATAAAGAGAGGTGGTGACGGTGGCAAAAGGAAAGTATGAAAAATGGCTTAAAGAAGATAATTTATTACTGCTTGAGGGTTGGGCAAGGGACGGCTTGACCGATGAGCAGATAGCTAAGAATATAGGCATAGGCGAAAGAACACTTTATGAATGGAAAGAAAAATATCCGCAGATTTCGCAGTCCCTAAAAAAAGGCAAAGAGGTTGTGGACTATCAGGTTGAAAACGCTTTGTTATCCTCTGCTCTTGAGGGCAACACTACTGCACAAATATTTTGGCTGAAAAACCGCCGCCCCGACAAGTGGCGGGATAAGCAAAAAGAGGAAACCGACAAGACCGCACTTGACAAGCTCGACAGCATTTTGAAAGAAATCAAAGATGACGCAGAAAGGAGCACAGACAATGTCGTACACGAGTAAGCAAAAGGAATACATAGCAAACGCAACACATCGCTGGAACATTAAAAGCGGTGCGGTGCGTTCGGGCAAAAGCTATGTTGATGTTACCTGCATAGTTCCTATGCGTATTCGAGAGCGAATAGGCAAAGACGGTTTGTGCTTTATCATCGGAGTGTCAAAGGAAACTATCGAGCGAAATGTTTTACAGCCTATGCGTGAGCGTTATTCTTCCGACATTGTAGGTACTATTAACAGCCGAAACATAGCAAAGGTGTGTGGCGAAGATGTCTATTGCCTCGGTGCGGAAAAGGTCAGTCAGGTTGCTAAAATTCAGGGTGCGTCCGCTAAGTATATCTATGGCGATGAGGTTGCAAAGTGGAATGAAGATGTTTTCAATATGCTTAAATCCCGACTTGACAAGCCTTATTCGTGCTTTGACGGCAGCTTAAACCCCGAACACCCAACGCACTGGCTCAAAAAATTTATAGACAGTGATGCCGATATTTATTTGCAGGAATACACTATTTTTGATAACAAATTTTTATCAGAGGAGTTTGTGAAGAACCTTTGCAATGAGTACGAGGGCACTATTTTTTATGACCGCCTTATACTCGGGAAATGGGTGCGCGCAGAGGGTGCGATTTACCGCAGATTTGCCGACAATCCAAAGAATTTTTACTGTCAAATTACCGACAAAATCAACACGGATTTACCGTACAGGCAGTTTTTGAAATCGGAACTTGAAGAAGTAACAATCGGCATTGACTTTGGCGGCAATAAATCGGGCCACGCATTTGTGGCAACGGCAAAGACAAGAGGCTACAATAATTTAATAGCGTTGAAAAGCGAACGACACTTCGGTGAATACGACGGAAACGATATTGACAGGCTGGCAATTAATTTTGCACAGTCTGTTTTTGATTTATGCGGTGTTGTGGACTTTGTGTATTGGGATAATGCCGAAACTGTACTCGGTCGAGGAATTAAAAGAGCGTTTGAGGAGCATTTTCCAAATACGATAGTCAGACCGGCACGCAAATGTCCTGTACAAGACCGTATTCAATGCACCTTGCGGCTTATGGGTGCAGGCAGGTTCTTTTACACTGACGGCTGCGACACGCTGAAAACGGCTCTTTGTGAGGCTGTTTGGAACGATAAAAAACTTGTTGACGAAAGACTTGACGATGGCTCAACCGACATCGACAGCCTTGACGGTTTTGAATACACATTTGAACGGGATATGAAAAGATTTATAAGGGCGGTGTAATATGCAATTTTTAAACTATCTGAAAGGAGTGTGGCAGAGGTTGTTTCCGCTGAAAGATATTAAGCAGGCACTTGGCATTAAGCCTGCAATTACAGACGATATGCTCTCAAGTATTGAGCTTTGGCAAAACTGCTTTTCGGGCAATGCCCCTTGGCTTAATGACGATGTAATAAGCCTTAGACTTGAGCAGTCAATCACAAGGGAGTTTGCAAACATCACGCTTAACGAAATGACAGCAAGCGTGAGCAATGACAAACTGCAAAGGCTCTTTGAAACCGCAACAGAGGACCTCAACATCGAATTGCAGGCAGGACTTGCAACGGGAGCTATGGTAATTAAGCCACTCGGCGGCGACAAGGTGCAGTATATTTCCGCAAATGCCTTTGTGCCGATTGAATTTGACGCAAGGCATAGGCTTGTAAAAGTCATCTTTCCTGAATTTAAGAAGATCGGCGACAACTATTACACAAGGCTTGAGTATCATAGCCTTGATACCGAAAAGGGATTGACAATTACCAACACTGCTTATGTGTCTGCAAGTGAGGGGCAACTCGGAAGAGAAATTCCGCTTGCGGCAGTTGACGAGTGGGCAAGCCTGCCGAATGCTGTTACATACCCCGCAATGCTCCGCCCTGCTTTCGGTTATTTTCGCACTCCGATTAAAAACACGATTGACGGCAGCTCATGCGGTATGTCTGTGTTTGCAAATGCAATAGCATTAATCGAAAAAACAGACACACAATTTGGCAGGCTTGACTGGGAGTTCGAAAGCGGAGAAAGGGCAATTCATATTGACGCCGCCGCATTAAAAAATAACAGTACGGCAAAACTTAATAAAAGGCTGTATCGTGCCGTTGATGTTGACCTCGGCAAGGAGGAGCTGTTCAAGGATTTTTCCCCTGCAATCCGTCAAGAAGATATTACAGACGGCTTAAATACATATCTTCGCAGGCTTGAGTTCTCAGTGGGACTTGCTTACGGTGACTTATCCAATCCCGAAACTGTGGCGAAAACTGCAACAGAGATTAAGTCAGCAAAAGACAGAAAGTACAACACGGTATCGGCAATTCAAAAGCAGCTTAAATACTGCCTTGACGATTTGGTATATGCTCTTGCTTTTTACAATTCGCTTACAACAAGCGGATATACATTTGTATGTGATTTTAAGGACAGCATTTTGACCGATGAACAAACTGAAAGAACGCAGGATATACAGGATTTGAGCCTCGGCATTATGAAGCCCGAGGAGTACCGTGCAAAGTGGTACGGCGAGGACGAAAAGACTGCAAAAAAGAACCTGCCGCAAGCCTCAGAGGTAGTTGACTGATGTTTACGCCTGAGATTATGGAGGCAATCCCCACAGCGCTCGAACAGATTTTTGACAGCCTGCAAATGAGCATAATGGCTGACATTGTGCGAATGTTGGTGATTGCACAAGAGCTTACACCGACAAGCGTTTACAAAATCGGCAGACTTTACAAGCTCGGTAAGAGTAAATCAGCAATCAAAAGCATAGTGCAAAATACACTTGATTTAAGCAATAGTGAGATTAAAAACGTCTTTTCGGGTGTTATAGAAAGCGGCTATAACGAGGCTGAGAGCGTTTTTAAAGAGCAGGGCAAGGAGTTTATACCCTATGCCGAAAATGAACCGTTACAGCAATTTGTGAGGGCGGTGCAGGCACAGACACAGGGCGAGTGCAAGAACATTACGCAGTCAATGGGTTTTGCCAAGCGCCAGCCTGACGGCAGCTTAGGCTTTACTCCTGCAGCCGATTACTACCAAGAAACTCTTGATAAAGCTGTCACTGAAATTGCAAGCGGTGCGAGTGATTATAATACCGTACTCGAAAAAACCGTAACCGAAATGACAAACAGCGGATTGCGTACGGTTGACTATGCAAGCGGACACAGCAACAGAGTTACGGTTGCGGCAAGGCGGGCGGTTACAACGGGACTTAATCAGGTTGTGGGCAAAATCAACGAGGAGAATGCCGAAAAACTCGGTACAAACTATTTTGAGGTATCGTGGCACAGCGGTGCAAGACCGACGCATCAGGTGTGGCAGGGCAGAGTTTACAGCAAGGAAGAGCTTGAAAGCGTGTGCGGACTTGGTACAGTAACAGGGTTGTGCGGTGCAAACTGCTACCACTCATATTCTCCTTTTACTCCCGGCATAACTCCACGCACATACACAGATGAACAGCTCGACAAGATGAACGAAGAGGAAAACAAGCCTGTAGAGTATAACGGTAAGAAATACACAAAGTATGAGGCAACCCAAAGGCAGCGCAGACTTGAAACCGCAATGCGGGCGCAAAGGCAGAAAATAAAATTGCTTGAAGAAGGCGGGGCTGACGAGCAAGCAATAATTAACGCTCGTGCAAGATATGTAAAAACTTCCGATGAATATGTGAACTTCTCAAAAAGCGTCGGACTTTCTCAACAATGGGACAGAGTGACGGTTGGCAGTAATACCGTAAAAGGCATTACAAAACCAAAGAAAGCCGAAATGCCGTTAAGAGGTATCAAGAATGTCGACGACGGAAAAATCAGAGGTATGAACAGCAATAAACATATTGCAAATTCTTCAAAAGGTGATATACTAAAAGAAGAAAGTAAAAAGTCGATTACACCTATAACTGATAAAGCTATCGAGCGAGTGCCGAAAGTTGATATTGACGGATATTCTGAAGAACAAAGGGGTGAAATTCAAAAACAACATAAGGAGCTTTTGAAATTTTCAAAAGAACATAACCAAAACAAAGAGGTAGCTTTTGTTTTTCGTGAAGATTTAACTGATAAAACACCATTGTTGGGTGCTGATGACCATTTGGATTTTGGCACAAGTTTGTCAGGTAAAGGCAATAATTTAATGATTTTGCATAATCACCCGAGAAATAGCAGCTTTTCTGATGTTGATATTTCTTTGTTTAAAAATTTAAAGTCATTAAAAACATTAACAATCGTAAAAAATAATGGTGATGTAGAATTTATTACAAAAGGTGATAATTTTAACGACGAAGTTTTTAAACTTGAATATAACAGGCTAAAAAAGAAAATGGTTAAAAATAATACCGATGCAGAATATGACAAGTTTATAAGTAAACTTCTTAATAAAACAAAGTCAGGAGTGATTTGGAGTGAAAAGAATATTCCATGAAGATGATTCGGTAATAAAAAAGATACTAAACTCTATTGGCAATGATGAACTTTCAGAAGAAGAGAAAAAGCGTTCAATGTCAAATGAGTTTGACTATTTGGAAGAAGACTAACCGTTCCTTGTGGGCGGTTTTGTTATGCGTGAATTTAATACAGAGATTAGCACTTAATCAATCGGATTGAGTGCTTTTTTAATACCCAAAATCAGAAAGGCGGTGACAGAATGAAAGTAAAAGTAGTTGTGTCGTTTAACGATAAAATGAACGGTCTTATCAACAGACCTGTCAATGAAGTCTTTGAATGTACCAAAGACCGAGCGAAAAGCCTTATTGACAGAGGTTTTGTTATTGAGGTTGAAGACAACAAAAATAAAGCAGATTAAGCACCCTTGCATTTGATTGCATAGGTGCTTTTATTTTACCCCGCCGTTGGTTTATACGGCTGAATTTCTACCGCAGGCAAAGCGGAATATAAGCTATGCAGAAAGGATTTATATTATGAAGAACATACACACACTTCTCTCTGAAATTGGTATTACGATTCCCGATGAGAAAAAGGCAGAGTTTGACAAGGCGGTGCTTGCAAATTACAAGACTGTTGCAGAGGTTGAAAAAATCACAACAGCAAGAGATAATTACAAATCACAGCTTGAAACAGCACAGACAGCACTTAAAGAGTTTGAGGGCATAGATGTCGAAAATCTTAAAGGCGAGATCGCAAAACTCAACACAAGCCTTAAAGACAAAGAAACCGAGTATCAGACAAAAATTGCCGATATGGAGTTTAACTCTGTACTTGACGGCGCTATTTCAAAGAGCGGTGCGAGAAACGCAACGGCGGTCAAGGCTTTGCTTGACCTTGACAGTCTTAAAACATCAAAAAATCAGGCAGACGATATTACTAAGGCTCTTGAAAGCGTTAAGAGCGAAAACAGCTATATGTTCGGTTCTGATGAGCCGTTCCAAAATCCTGTAAAGAATACAGGAAACGCAGGTATTAAGTCAAACCCTCTTGCAAGTATGAGAGCGGCAATGGGACTTAGTACAGACGAAAAATAATTGATGAGGTGAAATTTTATGGCAAATTCTATTGCACTTTTTAAAACTTACACAGCCTTGCTCGATGAGGTTTATAAGCAGTCGGCACTTACAAGCGAGCTTGACGGTGCGACTGATCTTGCAACAGCTGGTGCAAACTCAAACGAGCTTATTATTCCGATGATTTCAATGGACGGACTTGCAAATTATTCCCGTAACAGCGGATATGTTGGCGGCGATGTTACCCTTACTAACGAAACGGTTAAATGTAACTTCGACCGTGGCAGAATGTTTACTGTTGATACAATGGACAATGTAGAAACCGCAGGCGTTGCGTTCGGCAGACTTTCGGGCGAATTTATCCGCACCAAGGTTGTGCCGGAGCTTGACGCATTTCGCTTTGCTGCATACGCAAGTCACGCAGGTATTACCTCTGCCACACCTGCAAACCTTACCACAGGTGCGGCAGTAATCGAGGCACTCCGCAAGGGTACTACTCAGATGGACGAGGACGAAGTTCCGTACGAGCAGCGTTACCTTTACATTACACCAACTCTTTACGGACTTGTGCAGGATTTGGACACAACAAAGTCAAGAGAGGTTCTCAGCAGATTTGCTAAGATTATCACAGTGCCGCAGACACGCTTTTATACAGCGATTGAACAGCTTGACGGCACATCAAGCGGCAAGACCAAGGGCGGCTATCAGAAAGCCACTGCCGCCTCAAACATCAACTTTATGATTATTCATAAGCCTGCGCTTATTCAGTTTACAAAGCACCTTGATACCAAGGTCATCGAACCTGCTGTGAATCAGGATTCGGACGGTTACAAGTTCGGTTACAGAATGGTAGGCATTGCAGATGTTTACGAAAATAAGACAGCGGGCATTTATCTCCACGCTGCCGCTAAGGCTTAAGAAGGTGTTAATATTGACCGTTTACGCTGACGAAAACTATTATAAATCCGAATATCTATGTGGCAGAAAAGCGGTCATTACCTCCGCTTTTGCCTACTACGCAAGAGATGCAACGCTTATTATTAATGCTTACACAGGCTCAAATATTGACGATACAAAAGATATAATCGAGCCTGTGAAACTTTGTTGCTGTGAGGTCGCAGAGCTGATGTATAAAGCCGAAAATATGAGCGGCAGTGAGGGCATAACATCAGAAAAAGTCGGAGATGTGTCACGCTCGTATGAAAGCTGTGAGGTTCGCAAAAAGCAACTTACACGATGTGTTAAATCCGCAGTATATAAGTATCTTGCAGACACAGACCTTTTGTACAGAGGTGTTTGATTATGTTTACGGATACTATGCTGACCCTTTACAGATTTAACGGCAAAGGCTTTGACAGGCTTATTATTCCGCATTGCCATTGGCAGGAGTGCAAAGCCGCTAATGTACTTAAAAGCGGAATGCAGAACGCTGACGGAATAGCTATATACATTCCGTTAAATGCGCTTGTTCTTGCTCCGAATGATTTTTTATTTCCGAGCAACGGTCTGTTTCTAAACGCTGATATATCCCCTCTGTGCCCCTCTCAAGACATTATTGTAAAAGGTGAGTGTAATTTCATCTTTGATAATTCAAGCGACAGGAGCGTATCAGAGAGCCTAAAAACCTTGCGTGACAAATACGAAATTCACACAGTAATGAGTATTGACCGTTTGCTTTACGGCCCTGCGGATTTACAGCACATCAAAGTATCTGCGAGGTGATTAAATGCTTTTTAATGTGAATCAGCCGTCTGATGTTAGCGGCACTCTTTCTCTCAAGTGGAGCAAGAACTTTGCAGGCAATCTGAATAATAACCTGTTACTTGCTCAAAAAGAGGTTGACGAGGATTGCATTAAGCTGATGAAGCCGTACACACCTTTTAAAATGGGCGTACTCGAAAACTCCGCAACTATACATACCGTTATAGGCAGTGGAGAAATTAAACAGATTACACCTTATGCAAGGTATCTTTACTATGGCAAGGTGTATGGTCCTAACTATCCGATCGTGCGAGAGAAAGACGGTACGGAGCATATCGTATTCGGGCGCTATAGCGGTGACGGCATTATAATCGGTTGGCGAAGTCCTAAAGGCAAGAAAAAACACCCGACAGGCAGAGATATTCAGTACAGCAAGGACAAGCACCCGCTTGCGGGCAAAATGTGGTTTGAGCGAATGAAAGCCGACCGCAAAAGGGATATTCTGCAAGCGGCGGCAAGAAGACTTGGGAGTAATGCAAAATGAATATAATCGAACTTGTAAGGTCCGTTGTGCAGGAGTTTCCGAAAATCGGCGAGCTTGTGCACATTGATTATTCAACAAATAAGGTACAGGATTTTGGACTTTCCCCAACAGGCGACACGCTTGTAAAGGAAGATATTTTAGGAAATCAAACACGCAATCACACCTTTATCCTGTACGCTACCTGTCAGTCGCTCAACGACTATGACCGACTTGTAAACAGTGGAATGTTGCTTGAACTGCAAATGTGGCTTGAACGGCACGCAGAGGGTGACATAGAAGTTGAAGTCGGCGACAACATTTTATACGGTGAGCTTAAAAAACTCACTTGCTCAAACGGAATGCTTTACAGCATACCTGACGAAAACAACAACGGCGGTGTGCAGTACCAATTGCAAATCACCGCCCAATACACTATTGAAAATTGAAAGTGAGGAATTATTATGGCAGTATCAACACCCGATATCGGTAAACTCAAAAGAAGTTACCTTTTACATTTTATTGACGCGAGCTTTGGCACAGGCGAAAGTCCAAAGTGGTATCTTATCGGCAAGGACATTGACGATATGTCGGTCGAGCTTAGTCCGGACACAAGCAAAGTAAAGAACATTCTTGATGAAACCTCTGTAAATGACAATGGCTACGAGCCTACCCTTGACGCAGGTACATATTACGCAAATACAGGTGACAGCATTTACCCGAAAATCAAGGATATTGCAATGAACCGCCTTACCGGTGATGACTGCAAAACCAAAATTCTTGAAGTGCTCATTGACAAGAAAACAGGCCCTTATGATGCTTGGATTGAGGACTGCATCGTTAAACCGCAGTCATACGGCGGTGCACAGGGCGGTGTAAACATTCCGTTTAATGTTACATTTGACGGCAACAGAAAGCAGGGTACAGCGACAATCTCAGATAAGGTACCGACATTTACCGAAACTGTATAAGGAGTGATTCTATGCAGAGTTTGAATTTTAAAACACCGCTGAAAACATATGCAATCAACAATGATGAAAACACAGTAATCAAGATTAACACCACAGACTACTCACTCGTTGAGCGACTCAACAAGCTGACAGAACGCACAGAAGAGCTTGTGCAGAAGTACAAGAATATGAAACCCGAGAATGTAACCTTTGAAATTTTTCTTGATGTTGACAATGAAATCCGCCGAGAAATAGACTATGTTCTCGGTGCAGGTGTAAGTCAGGGTGCGTTTGGCGATGTAAATTGCCTTTCAATCTGTGATGATGGCAGTATGATTTTTGAGAACTTTCTCAACTGCGTTGTGCCGGTCATCGTAAGTGACATTGAAAACGCACACGCTCAGCAGAGCAAGCATATTGAGAAGTACCTCAATCAAGCAAAGAGGCTTGCAAAGTGATTGGATTACTTCCTACAAGCCTTGAAATAGACGGAGAGCAGTACGAGATTAATTCCGATTTTCGTATTGCTCTCTTGATTTTCGAGGCTTATGCCGACAAAGAGCTATCCTACTGCGAAAAAGCGGCAGTATGCTTGAATTGCTTATACAAGGAAGTTCCAAAGAATGTTGAGGAGGCACTCAAAAAGGCATTGTGGTTTCTTGACGGCGGAGATGTGCCGAAATCGAAAAAAGCTCCAGTCAAAATTATTGATTGGAGCTATGACGAAAGCATTATTTTCCCAGCACTTAACAAGGTTGCAGGCTTTGAAACAAGGATTGCAAGCTATGTGCATTGGTGGACTTTTCTCGGCTATTTCAGTGAGGTAGGCGACGGCTTGCTCTCGCAGGTAATGAACATAAGAGGCAAGCGTGCTAAGGGCAAAAAGCTTGAAAAATGGGAGCGTGATTTTTACAATGAGCACAAAGAGCTTGTTGACATCAAGGAAAAGCTCTCTCCCGAACAGCAAGCAGAACTTGACGCCGAAGAGGATTTTATAAACGATCTTGTATAGGTGTTACACAAAATTATTGTTGACAATACACAAGCTTTGTTATATTATGTAACAAAGGAGTGATTTTATGAACAGCAAATTTTACAAAGGTTTAACTCTCTGTATTGCGGGTTTTGGTATAATTATAGGTCTATTAATGACATATGAGTATAAAACTAAAGATTAACTAAAGGTTAATTGGTATAGATGATACATAAAGGAGAGAAAAAAATTGAAAAGAAAATTTATCTGTATTGTATTGTCAGCTTTATTTATATGTACTTTGTTTGGGTGTTCTTCTACTTCTGAAATTTCGCAGGAGGAAACAACATCGATTAATCAAAGAGATATTGACGGATATAAATATGGTGATTTTGACATATATAATTCATATGCAGAAGATAATGGGTTATCCGGTACTAAAATTTATGTAAAAGGTACAGTAGATGATGTTTATAACCGCTCAGGATTTATGTGTTTTAACGTTACTTCCGAGGATAACGGCAGTTGGTTGGCTTCATTCTCTCCGGGAGGAGATACAGACAAGCCAAAAAATTTAACGAAGGGGACAAGTGTACTTTTCTTCGGCGAATATGCTGGTTTTAGCGATGTTACTAATACCCCGGCAATATTGTTGGATTACATAACTGTTTATGGCGAAAAATACACATCATATGATTTTCGTAAAGATAAAGCTAATACTTCAACATCCGAAAGTAAAGTGATTACAGAAACAACAACCGATACTCAAAACGATAAGACTATTATTGATGAGAACGGAGTTAAAGTTATATACAAGGGTAAAGAAGAAACTGAATATGGTACAGATATAAAATTATATATTGAAAATAATTCTGATTATGACTACGAAATTCAGTTCCGCAATGTATCAATTAATGATTATATGTTTGAACCGATTTTTTCATCTTTGGTAAACAGTAAAAAGAAATTAAATGACAGTTTTACCGTAACAACAGAATTTATTAAAGAAAATCAAATAAGCAGTATAGAAAAAATTGACTTATCGATAAAAGCATTTAACTGGGGTGATAGGTCACACGATTTTGTATCTAAAACTGTAACTTTTGAGCCATAACAAATAAATAAAATTGTCAAACAGCGTACATCTTCGGGTGTGCGCTGTTTTTATACCACAAGGGTACCGCATTTTGCTGTGCCCTTCAATTTTATAGAAAGGAGTGAGATTACATGGCGGTTGACGGTAGCTTGATTTTTAATACTAAAATCGACACAAGCGGTCTTAACAGCGATATTGCAAGAATAAATAAAGCTATCGAGGCGGCTCAGAGCAAGGCTCAGGCAGGTGCTAAGACTACTGCTCAGACTGCACAAAATGCAACTCAACAAGTGTCAAATTCTGCCGACAAAATAGTTGATGAAGTTAAAAACAACACATCAGATATTGGCGCTCAGATACAAAATATAATTGCTGATACAGAGAGAAGTGCAAAGTCGAAAGCAATGTCTATTGCTTCTATTCTGAAACGAACAGGAATGACACAAGCAGAGGCAATGCAGGCAGCTTGGGATAAAGTAAACAGTTCTGTTTCACAGCAAGTGAAAAAAACAAATTCAGAGGTTGAGCAAGAAACAGAAAAAACAGGCAAAAATATTAAAGAGAATACTGATTTATACAGTAAACAGGTTCTTGATGTGCTGAAAAGCATTGATAAAAATGTTGCAGACAGCTCAAAAAATATATCTGAAAAGGTACAGAAAGCAGTGACTTTGAGTGCAAGTAAAGCTAAGCAGTCGCTTACAACAGTCAGAACGGCTGTTGACAGACTGCAAAGCAAGGCGAAAATGATTGGCAGAACGCTGCTTACCGCTTTCGGTACGGCGGCGGTTGTAAGTTTTAGCAAGGAAAGCATAGAGCTTGGCTCAGACCTTGCAGAAGTGCAGAATGTAGTTGATGTTACTTTCAGCCATATGTCTTCAAGTGTGGACGATTGGGCAAAGTCAGCACAAAAATCTTACGGCTTGTCTGAAAATATGGCTAAAAAATATGTCGGCACTTTTGGTTCTATGGCGGAGGCTTTCGGCTTTACTGAACAGCAGGCATTTAATATGTCAACATCATTAACGGCTCTCACAGGCGATGTGGCGTCGTTTTACAACATAACGCAAGACGAGGCATACACAAAGCTAAAATCTGTTTTCAGCGGAGAAACAGAAACACTAAAAGACCTTGGCATTGTGATGACGCAGAACGCACTTGACAATTACGCAATGGCAAACGGCTGGGGCAAGACCACATCTGCTATGACTGAGGCAGAAAAGGTAACGCTTAGATATAACTTTGTACTCGGTCAGTTGAGCAATGCAACAGGTGACTTTGCCCGAACGCAAAACAGTTGGGCAAATCAAACGAGAATTTTACAGCTGCAGTTTGACAGTATCAAGGCTACAATCGGTCAAGGCTTGATAAATGCTTTTACTCCGCTGCTTAATTGCATTAATCAGTTTATCTCAAGACTTAGCGTTGCGGCACAGAAGTTTAAAGACTTTACAGCTCAGGTGTTCGGCTATTCTACGGCAACAAGCAATGCGACAAGCTCAGCTGTAAGCGATATGTCAGACCTTGCAAGTCAAGCGGACAGTTCTACATCTGAGATTGAAAAAACATCGGAGGCAGCCGAGGACTTACAGAAAAACCTTGCAGGCTTTGATGAACTCAATGTGATGAGCGACACCTCGGACAACAGCTCAGACACAAGTACGCAAGCGCCAAGCTCTGAAATCAAATCAATGCAAAATGCACTTGAGCAAGCTATGCTTGAAAGCGACAGGCACACAAGCAAGACTATTGGCAATATTGTAAATTCGCTTGACAAGGTAAAAACCGCCTGCGTAACAATTAAAAATTCGTGGGAGAAAGTGTGGAATAACGGCACAGGCGAAAAGGTGCTTGGAAATATTAACTCATTAATTAACACTTTTGTAGGCACAGTTGGTGATATTGCAGAGGCTTTTACAAATGCTTGGGACAAAGCAGGCTTAGGCGAAAGCGTGGTGCAATCGTTTATCGACAAATGGAACAGCCTTGTTGAGCTTTTGGATACGGTAGGCGATACATTCAGGCAGGTGTGGAATGACGGTAAGGGCGAGAAAATTTGGAGCAATATACTTGAGGTTATCCGCAACTGCAATAACTATACTGAAACTCTCAGAACCAAAATTAAAGACGCTTGGGAGAAAAACGATACAGGCAGAAAAATTTGGGAGAGCATATTAGGCATTGTCGAAGATATAACAGGGCTGCTTGATGAAATGTCAGCTTACCGCCTCGAATGGCTTGAGGACCTTGACATTAACCCCGTTGCACAGGCGGTTGAACGCTTGACCGAGGGATTCAGAAATCTGCTCAAGGCTTGCGGAGATAAGCTAAAACAAGCGTACAAGAATGTTTTATTGCCGCTTGCAAAATGGACGATTGAGAAAGCTGTACCGGATTTGTTAAATTTGTTTTCTGAGGCTCTTGAGGCAATTTCAGATATAGTTAATAAGATAAGTCCGGATATGTTAAAAGCAGTAGCAACGGGTATTGGCGCTGTTGCCACAGCAGTTATCGCATTCAAGACAGGTAAGACTATTGCGAGTGGTATAAGTGAAGTCACATCAGCAGTTAAAAACATCAGTTCGGTTATTTCGGCTAACCCTCTGCTTATTATAGCAAGCGCAATAACGGGTATTGTTTCAGCGGTTCAAATTTACAATGAACTAAAATGGAGTAATTCTGAGGCTAAAAAGTTTTGCGATGAAATTGATGATGTCAAAAGCAGACTTGAAAATACAACGCAGAAAATTACCGACACAATCAAAAATACATTAGATAAGGTTGACCAGCTCTATGCTGATAATACATTGATTGATGAATATCAGGATAAACTTGAAACCTTAATCAGCAAAGCTGAACTTACTCCTGAAGAACAGTCAGAATTGCAAACCATTGTTACATATTTTAAAGATAATGTTAGCGGTTTTAGCGATACCTGGGATAATTATGTCACAATAAGTGATGGGGGTAAGGTCGAGCTAAAAGGTGATTTATCTGAGATACAAGATGAAATCAATAAAACTATCGATGATTACCAAAAACTTGCTAATCAATCTGCACTTTCAGAATTACAAACTGAAAATGCCAAAGCTAAAATTGCAGCAAATAAAAATACAGCCGAAATCAAAACGGAAATAAAATCTAAATACAGTGAAATACAGAGCACACAAAAGAAATTAGATGACTTTCTAAAAAAGAGAAATATCACACAAAAAACACTCGAAAATTATTACTATGGAGGTGGAGCAAAAAACGATGCTTTTTATAAAGAAGGCATTGAACTTTTGGAAACATTACAAGATGAAAGTGAAGCATATGATGATTTACAAGACAAATATAACGAATCAGTTGGTGAAATTAATAAATTAATAATGACTAACGATGATTTAATAGATGTTCAAAAAGTCCTGAATGGAGATTATTCTGATGCCGCTGCAGTATTAATGGCATATAATCAACAGATGATTTCACAAAACGATATTCTTTCAGCAACTGACGAAAATGGTAAAATACTTTGGGCATCAATGGATAAATTAAAAGAGGCAGCAACAGAAAGCGGAAAAAACACAGTGCTTGGACTTGTTGAGGGTACTAAAGATTATCAAGGTGCACTTGCGAAAAATAGCCAAGGATGGGCTGAAATAATTATCTCTGAATATGAAACAGGAATGGATATACATTCACCTTCAAGAGAAATGTATAAGCGTGGACAATATACAGTTTTAGGTCTTGTCAATGGTTTATCTGATACAAGTATAAAGGTACAGAGTGTCATTACCATGATGTTAAAGAATATAAGAATGGCTTTAGAACCTATAAAAACAATCTTTTCAAATGTGTTCACTCCGATTTATGACATTCTAAAAACTCCTCTTAACAATGCACTAACAGGAATTGAAACTTTTATAAACGGCTTTATTTCTGCAATCAATAAAATGTTGTCGGGTGTGGACACGGTTGCAAATTCGATAGGCAAGTTGTTTGGGCAGGAATGGCACGCAGGTCGGCTTGATAAGGTGCACATCCCCAAACTTGCTACAGGCACATATGTACCTGCAAATTACGGTGAATTTCTAGCAGTTCTCGGCGATAATAAGCGTGAAGCGGAAGTTGTTTCGCCGATATCAGCAATGAAACAGGCTATGGCTGAGGTGCTTTCTGAATATGGCGGAGCGGGCAACGGCGGTGATATTCACATTACCTTGACTATGCCTGACGGCAGAGTGCTTTTTGAGGCTGTTGCTGATGAGAACAACAAAATCAAGAAACGCACAGGCAGGTCCGCTTTTGCGTAAGGAGGGATAAGATTGAGTGAATTTAAAGGCTATTTAATTAAATTCCCGAAAAACGGCTTGCAGTTTCCACATAAGCTCATAGCTAAAGAGAGTTATCAAGCCACACCTTTACAGCGTACGGAGATTAAAGCTTATCGTGACAGCAACAACCTTTTAAGGCGAGTAACATCACCGAACAACAAAACTAAGATTACATTCAATACCAAGGACGGTCTTACCCTTGCTGAAATGAGAACTATTCGCAGTGTTTTAAACGGTGCTATGTCAAATTCTCAGCAACGCATGCTCGATGTTGAATACTGGGACGATGAACTTCTTGCGTACCGCACTATGACCGCATATATACCCGATATAACATACACGCCAAAGCTTATTACCGCAGACAACATTAAATATGCGGCGGTAACATTTACATTTATTGAATATTAAGAGGTGGTTAATTTGCTTGAAGTTTCAAGTCTGCACAAAAAGCAGACTATTGAAAATCTGATTGAAAACACGCTTACAGTTTCATTTCCAAACGGTGAATACGAGGACATTACCGAGGAAAACATAGCAAGCGAAAGTATGAGCCTTAAACAGTCAATTTGCGATGAAAGCAAGCTGAAATTTGGTGGCTGTATTGCCTCTGAATTTGATATTGACATTGTAAATTCAGACGACAGAATTTTTACAACAGACCTTGTCGGTAAATGGATAAGTGTAAAATTAACACAAAAAATTCCGAGTGGCGAAAAGCTGCTGCCATCTGCAAAGCTGTTTTTAGGTACATCACTTTTGCCGGGAGAAACCATAGCTACAAAGGAATATTATTTGTTTAGCGGTATTATTGACAGTGCCAAGCTCGACAAGAATAACCGCAATAAGCGACACATTGTCGCTTATGACGCACTCTCTATGTTATATGATATTGACGCAACAAATAAGCTGTTTAATTTATGGAAAACTTATCCAAACGGCTATAAAATCGGCGAATTGGTTGTGCTATGCCTTAACTACAACGGAAAGCATATGATTCAGGTCGAGGATAACAAAGATATTCTTGACGAGGTGATAAACCAATCAACAGGCTTAACTGTACGAAATTTCCCGACATACAACAGAGCATGGCTTGAGGACTCAAATACAATTACATACGGCGAGCTGCTCAAGAATTGTTGTGAATTGCTCGGAGTATTCGGAACAATTATTCCTAATGCAAGCTATGGCGTTTTTAGATACATCGAACTCGGCAAGAGTACAGAAAAATACAATTTTTACGAAAACTTATACGCAGAAGAATACGATTGCAGCGGCTACAACAAATTTGTGTTTATCAACGGTTATTCGTCAAGGGAGAAAAAAACAATCGAGTTTGAAACTTTGTGGGGCGATGAGTCGAACAGTTATGACTTAACAAAAAATACAGTCTGCCAACAGGAGGATGACGGCACAGGCGGTTCGGTAATACACAATGTACAAAATCTTCTTAACGGCAAAACAGGTGAACGATTTTATAATTGTTCCTACACACCGCTTACAGCTACTCTTGACGGCAGACCTTGGGTACAGATTGGTGACGGAATAGAAATTGAAAGCTATGTTACTGATTCAAACGGTGATTTTGTCTATGATAACGCAGGACAACCTAAAAAAGAGAAAGTAAAAGCCTATGTGTTGAGCCGTACACTGAGCGGAATTAAAGCTCTGACAGACAGCATAGAGGCAAAGGGGGAATAAAATTATGGCATACACAAAAACAAATTGGGAAGACGCACCGAGCACAGCTACACCACTTTGCGCAGAAAACCTCAACAAAATCGAAAACGGCATATACGAGAACAGCATAGACCTAGCGCTTGCGGGTGACAACATCAACACGCTAAACGAGAGAATAATTGCGATTAACACAGCCTTATCTGCAAAGGCAGATAAAACAGAGCTTGAAGATGAAATAACAGACATTGACGAAACAGTGACAATGAAGATTAATCTTAAAGCGGATAAGGCGGATACTCTTGCCGGTTACGGAATTACCGATGCTTACGACAAAACATATATAAATAGATCGTTAAACAATAAACTTA